CCTGCAACTGAAGCACAAGAAGTGCGTGCCGCTCGGGTACGAGTCCGCCCCGATCGAGCCGGAGGTCGCCGAGAGAATCTACGGGCACCCGCTCAACCATGTCAACGAGGGCGAGGCCGTCATCCTGAATGTCGGCGTGGACGCCACCCTCGAATGCTGGAAGAAGGGTGAACGTGACCCGCGATGGGTTCTGCCGGTGGACATCGACACCCTCCGCATCGTCAAGTAATCGCCCCGCATTTGCACAGAGAGCCCCTTTTGGGGGCTCTTTTGCGTTTGAAGTGGTAAGTATGCGCAGAAAATTTTTTGAACGCGTGGGGGCATCTTTTCCTCTAGGAAAAGACAAGTTTAAATATTTAATAAAAATTAAATAAAATGATGTTATGTAATGGAATGTAATGTAATGGGATGTAATGGTATGGAATGGTATGTTTTAATTAAAACATAACACTACATAACATAAGAGGTGGCACGTAGGTCAAGCAAGGTGTCACCTAGGTTATACCTAGGTTATACCTAGGTTATCTTTTTTTATGTAAACCAAATGCGTATGTAAAGCAATATTTTACAAAATAATGTTGCTTTTGGGTCAAAATTATTGTATAATTGGGGTATAGCATCGTTGCCGATAATGCGGAATATTTAAACCACTAATTACGCGTCGGCAGCCATGCTCCATACAAGGAGCTTTATGGCCGGTTTTAGATTCAAGATAGAAGAAAAGTCCTTGCTCGTCAACGTGGCGCGTGCCGCATTGGCTGATTTCGAGGCGAAGGCAAAGAACGCCAAGTCGGAACTCGACCAGGCGGGATTCGCGCACTCGGCAGAAACGATGCGCTCCGTCTGCGAAAAACTCGAACGCAACGGCGAGGAATAATGAAAGTCCAATTGGACACAACCGCCCTGCGCCGAGAACTGCACAAGGTCATCGACGATGACAAGGCTTGCGCACAATGGTTGCGCGAGTTCGAGTACACGCTCGGATGCTGGGGAACGAACGACAACCCGCACCCGTTCGCGATGAGTCTCATCGTCGAGGCAGAAGGTTATCGCGCCTCGCAGTCCATCAAGAAGATGAAGGCCGCAGTCATCAAGGAATTGGGCGCGGACGCATCGAGCGAGGATGTGAACAAGCGACTCGTCGAGAAGTACGGCGAGGAACGCGTAAAGACTATTTGTGACAATATTCGTCGCGCAAAGAACTTGTCGGCAGATGCCACTACCCGCGAGGATGTGGAAAACAAATCCGACAGCGACAACGCTGGCAACCTGGAATCCGCTACATCTGCCGACACCGAAACTCTCGACAGCCTGAGTGATAAGGACGAGCGACCCGTGGACGGGAGGGCAACTAGCAAGCCCTCCCGCACCACACCGCCGCAGAACTCATACGGCGAGTTCGGCAACGTCAAGATGACAACCGCCGAGTTCGAGAAGTTCGTGCAGGCGGTGGGTGCTGAACGCGCGAATGCACTCATAGAGGAATTATCCTCGTACCTGGCGAGCAGCGGGAAGCGATACAAGAGCCACTATGCCACGTTGCTGAATTGGGGCAGGCGCAAGGACAAGGAAGAAAAACCGAAGCAGAAATTCTTGACAACCGAGGAAATCTCGCGCAGGAACTACGAGGAGTCAAAGCGGAAACTCGCGCAGATTCTGGAGGCCCGCAAGCATGGATAAGATTGTTACCGCCATCCACGAGCAGCTCGCGCTCTCGTATGCGTCCGCAGGCCGTGTCGTGCCGACGAACGTGGCGATCATCGCCGCAGCCCTTCAGGACGCGCTGCAATTTTCAACCGTCGATGAAGTCCACAACGCATTCCGCAGAGCGCGCGACATGGCGGACATCCCGACACAGCGCGTGCTCAAGGAAGCACTCACGAACCATCGCCAGGAAACCACGCCGCCGCCGAAACCCGAAACGCTCATAGAGGATGGCTACGTGGGGCATAGGCAGCCCACGAACGAGGAACGCGCCTACATATTCGCTACGCAGTCAGCGTGCGGAATCGGGCCTCTCGTAAGCAACGACCGCGAAATCATTGCGCAGTTCGAGGCCGACACGAAGAACGCGGAGTTCGTGGAATATCAGCGCACATGGCTCAAGAACTACATCCGTAAACTGAAAATCGAAACCGTAAAGCGTGCCGAACGCATCATGAAAATCAACGGAGCATCCGAAATGACAGACGAATACAAGAGCCTCAAATCCCGCAGCACCTTCACCGTCACCGGCGAACGCGAACGCGCATTCATTACCGCCTCCGGCGATGCGGCATCCAACCCGAAGGTGCAGGCGGAGATTCTACGCATCCGCAAGGGTGGCTGCGACTTCGCCACCGCGGCATGGACGGCGCGGATGCTTGCAAGAACTTACTAACCAAGCGAGGAAAAAATGAACGACAACGAACTCCACTTCAGGCGCGAACGCGCACGAGACGGCATCCACGACGGCGAAATCGTCATCAACGAATACAAGCCGCAGGCACACATGACTTTGGGTGAGATGGCTCTCGCGGTCGCGCTCCCCTTCGGCCTGCTCTTTTTCTACGCCCTCGTGGGCGCATTGGAGGGCTAGATGACACATCGTGACCTTGAAATACTTATTGACTGCGTAGAGGACGCACAGCGCACGAAAAAGGCCGCTGCCGAGGTAATCGCAGACATTATCGTGGAAGGCAAGATGCCGACCGAGACCCAGGTGCGCGCCTACTGCATCGCACGGCTCGGAGTCCAGAGCACGATGCGTGACCTGGAAAACTGCATGGAAATCGCCGCTATCGACGCGGCAGAGGAGGCTTAAATGGAAAAAAGAAAACTCACCAACTCGATGCGCAGCAAGTTCAACGCCTGCCACCGCTCCTACAAAATCTCCTACGTGGACTTGATTAGACCCGCGAAGGCATCGGACGCGCTCACGTTCGGAACGGCGATGCACGCGCTCCTGGAGGCTTATTGGGGCGGCCAGGAGACGATGGTGCTCACGGGCGATGACTACACCTACGTTACGCTGCGCTGCCTCTTCGAGGGCTACAAGGCCAAGTGGGAGCAGAGCGACGCGGAAAAGTACGAACGCATCGGCGCGGAGTTCGGATTCGAGGCCCCGCTGATGAACCCCGAGACGGGAGGCGTGAGCAAGACGTGGGTGCTCGCGGGCAAGATTGATGCCATCGCGAAGGACAAGGCGACGGGCAAGCACATCATCGTTGAGCACAAGACCACCTCCCAGGACATCGGACCCGGTTCTGACTACTGGAAGAAACTCCCGATCGACGGGCAGGTAAGTGGCTACTTCGTGGGCGCATCCACCCTCGGCTACGATGTGGACGTGTGCCTCTACGATGTCATCCGCAAGCCGACCATCAAACCATCTTCGAGCATACCCGTTCTTGACGAAAACGGGCTCAAGATTGCCGTGTACGAGGCGAGCGGAGAACGCGCTTACAACAAGAATGGGAAACCGAGGCAGACGGCATCCGCCGAGGACGGCATTGTCCTTATGGTGCGCGACGAAGACCCGCACGAATGGGAATCGCGCCTGACGGCAGACATCGCGAAACACCCCGACTACTACTTCCAGCGCGTCGAGGTTGTGCGCAGCGAAAGCGACCTCTCCGACTACCTCTTCGATATGTGGGCCGTGGGTCGCGAAATTGCTGATGCCGAACGCATCGGACGGTGGAGCCGCAACCCGAACGCCTGCTCCATGTACGGGCAATGCGAATACTTCGACGTGTGTACCGGCTGCGCGAGCCTTGATGACGTGACGCTGTTCCGCAAGGCCGAAACCCCGAACGAGGAGCTGTAAAATGCAACTCGACCTTTTTCCCGACTTGAAAGTGACGCGCACAAGAGCTTCGAAAGAGTACGGCGCGTTCACGGACAAGTTCAAGACGAAACTCACGACCGACGACTGCTACACGCCAGAACCCGTGTACAACGCCGTGCGCGACTGGTGCGTCGAAAAGTACGGGTTGCAAGGTCGTGAAATCGTGCGCCCATTCTGGCCTGGTGCGGACTTCGAGATGTACGACTACCCCGAGAACTGCGTAGTGATTGACAACCCGCCGTTCTCGATATACGACCATGTTCTCGACTTCTACATCAACGAACGACCGACCGACTTCTTCTTGTTCGCCCCGTCGCTGACATTGTTCAAGAAGTACGATGCCTGCTACGTGGTATGCAGTGAGGATGTGGAGTACGCGAACGGCGCAATCGTGAAAACGAGTTTTGTCACGTCGCTGGACAAGGAAAACCGCGTTATATGCGACCAGACTCTCAAGCACGCGATACGCACCGCGAACGCATACGGAAAGCCGAATAAGGCGGACTTGCCCATCATCGAGATGCCGAAGAACGTCATCACGGCTGCAATCCTCGGCAAGACCACCCGCGTGGAATTTGCCTTCAAGAAGAAGGACTGCGCGTTCATCACCAAGATAAATGGCGACCGCATCTTTGGCGGTGGATTCATCTTGTCAGACCGAGCAGCTGCAGACCGAGCAGCGGCAGACCGAGCAGCTGCACGAAAAAAGATTGTAAGAACTTTCGGAAAAGAAGAACTAGAACTTTTAAACCAACTAAACCAAAAGAGGTAAAAAATGAACAACCTTCTCTCCAAAATCAAGAAAGGCCCGACCAAGTTGCCGCCGAAGATCATGCTCATCGGCGTGGAAGGCGTGGGCAAGTCCACCGCAGGGGCACAAATGCCGAATCCCGTTTTTATTTGCGGAGAATCGGGGCTTGTAGGCCATCAATTTGCTGACGTGCCGAACTACACGCCCGAAAATTGGCAGGATGTTCTGGACTTTGTGGATGCGCTTGCAGCAGACCCTAGCGGATACAAGTCGCTCGTGATTGACACGCTCGATTGGATCGAACCATTGCTGTACGCACACGTAGTCAGCGCGCAAAACAAGCCTGAATACAAGACTATCGCAGACATTCCTTTTGGTCGAGGAACTCCTCTTGCGCAGAACGAAGCAAGAAAACTCATCGTGCGTCTTGACAAGGTAAACGCGGCAGGGATGAACGTTCTCATACTTTCCCATTCGCAGCAGAAAACAGTCAAGAATCCGCTCGGCGATGATTACGACCACTTCGAATCTAGCGTCAACGCGAAAATCTGCGGAATATTCAAGCAATGGGTTGACGAGATTCTTTTTGCTCGTTTTGAGGTTTTCACCGAAACAAAGAATAACCGTGTACGCGCCTATGGTGGCAATATGCGAATCGTGGAAACTGAACACAGCGCGGCATGGGACGCCAAGAACCGCTACGGATTGCCGGAGCAGATGCCGCTCGACATGGTCGCCATCATGGAAGCCATCACGAAAGGCAACGGAGGCGACGCGAAGGCGGCAGAAATCGAGCTGCGCGGACTCCTGGAACGTCTGCCGAAGGACAAGGCCGACAAGACGCTCAAGTGGCTCGAAACGCCCCGTTCC